ATCCACTTGCCAAGGGCGCGGGCCTTGTAAGGCGCGGGCGGGGCTTCCTGTTGGCGGTCATTATCGGAACCGATACAGGCTTCGATATCGCGTTTGATTTCGCGCATAGCCTTCATTTTGGCATTCGCGACCTCGCTGGACACGCCAGCAACGTCAGAAGCCTCCTGAAGACGCGAAACCATCCACTGTTCGCGGAACTGCTGGACGTAATTGCCCAGACGAGCGCGATTGACGGCTTGATTGGAGAACGCAAGGACATCTTGACCTTCCAGCACGCCACCGAAGTTAACGGCGGAAAGGGTGTCCACTTGCCATTCTTGATACGCATTCGTCATGCGTTTAGTTTTCGAGAAGGTCGAAACCTTCGGAGTATCCTCGGGGGCGAGGATGGTCAGGAAATCTGTGAGGTCTTCACGATCACCGGCAACATTGTAAGTAGTAGATAGGGCCATTGTAGAACGAGTTTAACGGTTGAATTTTGCTTTTTCTTTTGCCAGCAGAAATGCTGCTGCTTCGTTTGCCGTGACGCCACCCTTCTTGGATAATTGGGACCGCATCGCTTCAATCTGGTTGGCTGATTTCGCTGCTGAAGGCATACGAACGTCACCACCATTGGAAGAAACGACTGATTGACTGGACGGAGGGCGGTTGCTCATAGCAGTTTTAGGCTTGTTGTCTGTTTTTGCAGCCTTCTGTTTAGCATCGAGGGACCGAAGCCCTTCGATTTGCACTCCAATGATCCAATCCGCATTAGGCAGATTCTTCATCCAGGGCATCTGTGACAATGCTTGTTGGGCGAGGACGTATTCAGGCGCACTTTTGTCTTTCAGATAGGGAAACATCTGATGAGCGACTTGCTGCGACTGCTGCTTCTGCGTCAGGAACTGTGTACGGGCTGGAATGTCATCATCGAGCGTTTTTTCTGCATTACGCAGAATCGCTTTCAACTCACTCCGTCCCAAAACAGTATCGCCAACCTGAATCGGCTCAAAGTCGTCACGATCTAATTGATCTTGGGCGAATCGCTTGGCTTCCTTGGCCTGTTGCTGTAAGGAGGCTAATGCTTGAAAGTCATCAATCTGGGCCAGCGGCACATTGGCAGGCATCTGTGCGGTTGCTGGCTTTTGAGCGGCTTGTTCAGCGGGAGGTGAACTGTTTCTTTCCCCTAGCTGGGACTCAAGCTGCTCTAATCGCGACTCCAAGGCTTTTCGCTTGGCGACTTCTTTACCGATACGTTTATCGATTTTCTTCTGAAGCTCTGGTGTAATATCCTGAGAAGGAACATCAGCTTCACCATCGGATGTTTCCACCTCTTGGCTCGGCTCGGCAGACTCGGCGGAAGCTTCGTCTGGGTTGACTGAGGTATTTGACGCTGATTCCTGCGTCGGAGCAGTCTGTTCAGTCTGTCGTTGAGCTTTAGCGTTTTCGGACTCGATGTTAAGGAGTCGTTGTGCTGCTTGCGCGACACTCAGATTACTCTTTTTCGGTGCATCATTTTTTGCCTCAGTAGATACTTCGGCTGGCTGTGAAGAAGCGGATTCGACGTTTTCGTTAGACATGGGATTATAGCCCCCAAGGGCCGATAGACTTCATGGCGGATGCCAAGTATCGGTACAAATGCGTGCGCCAACTATACTGTCAACAATAAATATAACAATTTATTGCACCAACTGGAAGCTATTAGGCTCCGCGATCTTCAGCATCGGTCTCTGCTTGCAACAATTGTTGCTGAACAAAGTCATCGTACAGCCCAATAATCTGTGAGTACGCTCGGAGTTCTCCCGTGGATGCAAGAGTCATGCGATCATCTTTAACAACTGCATCCGAACACAGATCAATCATGGTGGAATGCTGCATTTCGCGCAGTTCCTCAATGAAATTCTGGAAGTTATCGTTCCCAACCAAACCAAACATGGTATGACGGAGGTTAGCAAACTTCTCAGTAGAACTCTGATGGGGATTGCGACGTTTCTTCATTTGGAGGCTGTAGCTGCGGTGGGATTGGGCATAGTGGCACCTAGGCGACCAATAACAGCGTTCTGCTGTTGCTGCATCTGGAACTCATATTGTTTCTTACGGGTATCCAGACGCTGACGGAAAGGTTCATCTTGGGCATACCGTTGCTGGATATCAGGTTGCTGCAAATACTGCTCCATGACTTGCAGACCGAATTGCGGAGGTGTGCCAGGCTTGATGTTCTTGGGAATGCCGGCAAAGATCTGCGTCAGATCCTGCTGTTCGTCCTCCACCAGCTGTTGTTGAGCCTGTTGAGCGGGGCGAATAATCCGCTCGGCAATGTTAGGATCAATGGTGGAGATGAATGCGGTGCAGAGGGCGGAATAATCAATAATCCCATCACGGTCAAGGGACTGCGCGGCCTGAATAATGGCAGTCCATTTCTCGCTCATCCGCTTAAAGTCGGTGGATTGCACGTCCCACGACAGGTAGAAATCAAACTCTTCGTTGATGTCACCCTTGTTAAACAGTTGGAGGTTGGTGTCCTTGACGCCCATGACGCGGAACATGACTTCATCTTGTCCGTACTGCTTGTAGAGCTTCCAGACCTGACGGAACGTGCGGGACAGACAACTGAGGAATTTATCCACCTCAAACTGATTGTAGATGGGGTCAATGGCAGGGTCGCCCTCGCGGGACGCAAATCCATTGTACTCCTTAAACGAGGCTTCCAACAACGTCTCGGACGTGTTGGTGTTCATGTCAGGGATGGGACGATCTGCGTAATGGTATTCGTTGGGCCTGCGTTCCGAAATCATAGCTCCTGGCCCCCAGCGTCCTGGCGGGCGTCCTTGTGGGTAGCAAATGGGCGGAAGGATGCCTAGAGAGGCCGCGTCAATGCGACTATCTTTATGCGCTTTGATTTGGTCCTGCCAAGGCTTGCCTGGTTCTGGTACGCCTCGCGAATCGTGCAACTTGCGGCTAAGGTACTCGCGGCGATACAAAACAAACGGATACTCGCCGTGGGCGTAACCGAGCAGACCTGTTTTTGCGTAGCCGTCATGGTTCTGATCGGCAGGCAGCATCGGGTTAAAGATGGTGCAGTAAATCCCTGGCGTTCCGTCTTCGTCTGACAAGCGTTGGTAGGCGTAAACAACGCCAATGCGATCGGTAAACCGCTGTTGGGTGTAGACAAAAGAGCGACTGATAGGTTGAAGGTACTCGCTGGGGCTGATCGTAATCAGTTGTCCGCGTACTTTCTGAATGGCGGCTTCCACCCAATTCTCGTCCCAGCCATCGGTCTGGACCAAGGCGCGCAATTGCTCGGCGGTAAAATACTCTACGCGGTAAATTCCTGGCGTGTGCTCAAGGTCCGTAGAAAAGGATGGGATAAAAACGTGCTCATCCAGATTGAAAGCGCGGATGATGGGGTAGGACCGCTCGGGACCGTCCATCGGTACGGTGGTTTCGCCCGTGTCGCGCAATTCTTTGAGCATCTTGCCAGCTTTGCCTTTGGAGCAGTCGTACTGCTTGACAAAGATTTCCTTCAGGTCGTCGGCTGCGCTCTTGTCTTCCAAGAGGGCCATAATGTCGATAGCAGGGAACTGCTCTTGCAAATCCTGCAAGCGGACGCTGACCATAACCTTCTCTTTGCGCTTCTCCCAGAACTGACCCATGACGGCAATACCTTTTTCGTCCATGAAGTTAGCGCACATCTCAATCTCGCGCTCAATTTCAGGGATCTGCGTCTGGATCATCCAACGCATAAAGTTGCTGACAATCTGGCTGCGGGAACCGTCTTCAGAACCTACGGGCACAGCGGTAAGGTTGGAGCGTTTGAACGCCATTCCCTTCATCGCAACTTTCTTGTTGATGATATTATCAACGAGGAAGCAGCGCAAATCGCTGGCACCATCCCACGGGGTGGGGCTTACTTTGCTACCTTCGCGGGAATGCTTTTTGCCATCGGCAGACTGACCGTTCCAGATAGCGTAACGTGTCTCGTAGTTCAGGCGACATTGATCGATGAATGGCTGGTTGTCGCGCACGCAATCTTCAAAGGCTTTCTTCAGCAGGTTGAAGTTTGGACCTTCGTTTTCAGACGGGGCCAACTGAAGGCCAGGGTCTGAAGTCATAGATTTGGCATTGCCGTCAATAGAACTCATAGGCTTATGTCACGACTATTGTAGATTTTTAATAAATCAAGCAATCAATAACTCCAAGTCCTATCATCAATCTGCTTATTGGCGTGCGGATCGACAAAAGAACATTGGGAAACCAGCAGATACCGCAGGCAGTCGATAGGATCCTTGCTTGCTTCGTCTTTCCCACCTTTGGCTGTATATTCTTGCAAGGAGTAGATGAGATTTTGGCAGCGTTCGCTGATGTAAATCTTGGGCGCGTTGAGAGATGAGATGGGTTTGCTTTCGTCGTAGGAAAACAAGCCGTTGATGAGCTGGATGCCGTTCTCGATTTCTACGCCAGGGGCGGGCAGAAAAATCATACCGGCATCGTCAAGCTCGCTGATGATGGTAGTAGCTCCATCGGCAGATTGTTTTTCGGCGGCACCCAAGCGGGGGTCGATAAACCGCTCAAAGATAGTTTCACCTTCCTCGCAATGTTTTATCAATTCGACATAATCGTTGATGCCTCTCTTAGAGCCTTTCTGGGCTGGGCCTGCTTTGCCCTCGGGTCCGGTTCCAGGCAATGCCCAATCGTCGTAGTCAGGCCACTCGCGGTAAACCCACCACGTCCCTGCGGCATCAATCGCTGCCCAGATCATAAACCAATTCTTGGAGCCAGCGGGATCCAGCACCATGTAACGGGTGACATTGTAATCCACGTTGTTAGTCCACGGCAGTTTTTCGTGGGGGATGACGTTGACCTCTTTGTTAAAGCCTGGGAACACGCTGGTCATGCTCTTGGTCGGCACGCCATAGGCGCGGGCAAACACTTCATCCTTGGAGCGACCCAGCAGTTTGTTTCTAAAATCTGAGGTATCGATGAAACTATTATCTTCTGTCCAAAAGTAATAAATGATGGTTCCAGGGCGGGACAACGATTCTTGAACTACGGGAAGATCGCGGCCTACCAGCGGAGCAAAGCGTTTCTCTAGCGTGCGAGTCTTGCCAAGAATGTCTTGCACCAAGGGTGTCCAGCCCGTGAGGGTGGTAAACGTCAGGAGAATGCGCCCGTGGTAGTCGGTAGTGCGGTA